CGTGTATTCAGTGATAATCAAACGTCTATCAGAGTCACCTGTTTTGCCCAAGTCTTCCGTTTCTATACCACGCAAGAAGGCTACACACCAGTATTCCATGTCTAGTGCATATACTGTTCCTGCTGGTTGAAATCGGTTGGCTACTATTTGGTGTTGGCCGAAGTCTGATATATAAATATCAGCCGCACCAATTACCGATCCCGGAGCCAGTCCGCCATTTGGTTGTGCATCACGATACTGAGTACCGATACCAGCAAAGCCAGAAGCGATTTGCTTGTTAAACGAGCCAGCCATAATGATTCCCGGATCGCCACCATTATCCCAACAAGACTTCACGACAGATTTTAGATTGGCTTCCACGAAGGTAGCCGCTGTTCCAGCTGTCGGTGCAGTTCCCGGAACGCCTGAAGTAGTTGCGGGAGTAGTCGCATTAGCCCCTTGCTGTACTTGGTTCGTACTAAGCCAAGCTCCCAGTCCCGCAAGTGTTCGAGCAGTTCCCGCTCCACCCGCAGTTCCAGCTTGTGCTGAAGTTAATGCAGTTTCCATATCACGCTTCAGTTCACGTCCTCTTTTGGAAATCTGGTAAGACAACTCATCGGCACGTCCAGCAGTATTCACCGCTCTTAATGTACCAGTAACCCTCGGGACTTTAGTGCTGATTTGCGTATAGTTGCCTAATCGTGAAGTAGGCGATGCGGTGTTAGTTGTAGCATCGTCACCTTCTATTTGAGCATTACTAGCGGCTGCGTCTAACGAATCGGTTTGCCATTCGTATAACGTCATTGTAGCCGTTTCTCTAGTTGCATTTGTCATGAAAGGCGTGTCAAGAGGAGAAATATCATAAATAATATCTGTTAAATCTTCTCGCTCTCCCACAGCCGAATAAGTTTGGTATGAACCTGCTGGTACTGCCATTTTTATCTACCTCTATTAAATCGTTGTGAAATTAACACAGATGCGTCCTCTACCTTACCTGTTTTTTTCAGTCTGGCATGAGCTTTCTTAGTTGCATCTGCTGTAACGGCCGCTTTAGTTCTTTTTGCACTTGGTTTAAGCACTTTTTTACCTATGGCGGCTATTTTTTTCTTCGAGGCTTTACTGGTATTCTGACTTTTGTCATATAACATTGATTTATACGCTAACCTAATAGCCTTTGCATCGGTTTGTAATATGCCATTATCGTCATTGATTTCATCTACCGTATAGCCATTATTTAACAGATATTCTCTTATTTCCGCTTGCTCGGCTTCCATTTTCGTTCTGTTTTCCCACTGTGGAAAATACTGAAATAGCCTATCAGCTTCTTGCTGTAGTTTTTCTTCTCGTATTTTCGCCAATTCTTCCGTTACTTGCTTTTTTTGTTGCAAGTATTTTTGTTTAGCATCTTGTCTTTTATTAACTAATGCTTTTTCCCGATCCATAAACTGTAATCTCTTACTGTTCCAATCTGTCGGGTTTTCGGAGCGTAATTGCTCCCAATTTATTGATTCAAAATCTTTTTTCAGTTGTGCCACTTCATCATTTAGTATAATTGCATTTTCACTATGAAATGTCTCTACCGCTTGTTCTATGGCTTTTAACCGTTCACCAGTTTCTTTTATTTGTTGATTAGCTTTAGCGGTTGCTTCTTTTGCTAACTTGGAATTTTGTACATTATCTTTAAATTCACCAATCGTTATATCTTCACGTTCACCATTTGCGTTTGTAATGGGTATTTTTAAGTTATAAAGATTGGCTGCATCAACATCAATGTGTTCTGCTAACTCATTTAATGTTTCGACTTGGAAATGCTCAACTTCTTCTTGCGGTGTTTCTTGTGCTACTTCTTCTGTAGGCTCTACCGCTTCTTCCTCTACTGGCTCTTGAGCTAGTGGCTCGTTATTTGTTTCCTCTTGTTCAACCGTTTCTTCAACTGGTGTTTCAACTACTTCTTCTGTTGGCTGTGCCTCAGTTTGAAATAGTTGTTGTTGTTGCTCCTGAGCTTGCTCTGGTGCTGGCTCTGGTGCTAGTGCCGTCTGTATACGTTCTTCTATTGATGGTTGCCTCTCAGCCATTAAATTTCTCCATTTGCATCTCTGCAAGTTGCCCAGTTTTCATTACCGATTGAATATGAAAATCGATGGATTTCACTGCTAACAACATTTTATAAATATTTTCACGCTCTAACGTCTGACTCATACTAGTTGTTTGCCATGTATCCATCAAACTTGTTTTTATAACATCTATCGCATCAGTATATACAGGATTCTCTAAAACTTGTCTAGCTAAAATTGCTCGCTCTTTTTCTTTGATTAAAGGGTTACGACTCATTCGTATTTCCTTGTTCTCTTAATCGTTGGTTTTCAGCTTCTAAATTACGCACATACGCTTGCAAGTCTGGGCTTTCTTCGCCCTTTTCTTGTTTTAAATCTTCGGTATATATTTTTGTTAAAGCATTTATTTGTGTCTTAAGCAGTTCTATTTCTCTGTCACGATTATTCTCGAAGCCCTTAAATTGCAATTCTAACTCTTTCAATTCTTTCTTGGCATCGGCTTCACTCACTTTCATTTCCAGTGATGCCACTTTAGTATCCATATCAGTTTCACGCTGTAACGATTCTAACTGCAATTTCTTGTTTTCTATTTCTAGCTTCATTTGCGTTTCTTGGGTTTTTAACGCTTGTTCTCGCATTTTTAATGCCGCTTCTGCTGCATTTTTCTCTGCCGTAACTCTTACTTGTAACATCTTGCTATCTGCGTCTGTTTTTAATGCTCTTGCAGTAGCCAGTTGTATTTCCGCTTCTATGTTTGGTTGCGGTGGCTTAGGCGGTATTGTACGAGGATCGGTAAAGTATGCAGAGGGTTCTAACCCTAGTGAATCTACCATATCAGACAACGACTGGTACATTTGATGGGGTTGAACAATAGTACCCATGCCTCCAGCTTCTGCTACTTGTTGTTGTTTCTGTATAATACCTTCTATCGCTACCATGCGACGTTCCCTAGATACTGTTCCCATACCTACGGCAACCGTTGTATTTTCTCTGGTTCGCCATTCTGCTGGGTTAACTGGAATAAATTTCCCTGTTATGTTAATCATCATTTCTCTATCTTGATGCTGATTCAACAGGCGATGGATTATTCTAAATACGTCCTTGAAACCTATTTCTGCTATAATTCGTGCGATTAACTCAATTTTCATTCTTTGCTGATCATAAGCTAACATCGCTACGCCAGTGTTTACTTTCGCCAGTGAATTAGAATCTAGCCCTGCCGTATTGTTCCCTACCCCTGTTCTGTTTTTTTGCACTTCATCTAAATATTCCATAAGTTGATATGCTTGGGGTGGTAAAGCGTTATGCGGAATAGGTGTCACATATTGTTGTGGTGAACCCTCGCCTTTAAAACGCACCACACCGCCCGGACGAGAAGTTAATAAATCATCTAGGTTAACGTGTGTGTCGTTTACTAATGTTCTTGAGTTATTAGCCAGATAAGTATTATCTAGCATCTGTCTGGTAAGAACCGACTTAATTCGTTGTAAGTCCATAGTTAAGTCAGCAAGACTCATACCGAAGAATTTATGTGGCATAGGAATCGGTGATACGGTAGCAAACGGCATATGATCTACTTCATCAATGCTTAATAACCTAGACGAGGAAGCAGTATAATGCCCACCAGCCAACACAACCCTTAATAACTCTGCTACATCATCGCCATCTCTGTCTATGTTCACATAACACTCGGTAATCCAGTACATACGCATGGATTCTTCTGATATGTACTCATACGGCTCTCGCTCGTCAGTTGTATTTCTTCTGGCTATTTCTTCTTGCGTTTCTACATCTTCATCAAAAGGAAGTGTTCTTATAACGTCGGGATCGTAGCCCATTTGCACTAACTCAGAAAACGACTTGTAGGCTCGGTGGTAACAGAAGTTACTATCAGATACATAAGGACTTCTAGCGTTTCTGGCGATACCAAATTCTTCTGGGGCAACTGGCTCTATTTGTACTTTACCTGTCAGTGTTTTACACCTAAAGGTAACATTCATTAAACCGTTTTCCAGTTCCTCAAATTCTATTATTTCACGTTCTATATTAGAATCGTTTTGCAAACTACCTAGTTGAACGTCATCAAGATTTTCGTAACGCTCTTTTGTTTCTTTTACAGAATCGTCCCAATATATTTTTAAGATGCCTGTTTTGCTTAATAACGCATCTTTTAGGAAAGCATAAGTGTTATAAAAACCTTTATTTTGTTTCCAGTACACATGATTAACTACTTCGGTTTCTATTTTTGCCTGTTCTACATCGTCACCGTTTACTGGCTCAAAACGTACCATGTTATCTACATCAGTAAATATTCTGGCTAGTGAAGGCATAATCCACTCTATCGTTTCCATTACCTCTCGGGTAACAACTTGGCTTCGTCCTTCTACTTCATCGCCGTATGGCTCACCGTTATAATAATCTAATGCTTCTGCTCGTTCGTGGGCTAGTTCTCCACTAGCCTTCCCTGATGCACTATCTACTTCTCCCCGACAGATAGATGCTATTTGTTCATCGGTTATTGCTGTTGCCATATTAAACTATCCCTGTATTGCTATACTCGATATCTGCCCAATCTAGTTTCAAAGGCTCGTGTAAGCAACCATATCTGAAAGCGTCTGCCGCATGGCTCGCCCAATCATGCACTGGACGCAGTTTAAATACTTGGTTCTTTTCATCATATTGCGAACGATACTGTCGTAACGCATCAATACCTCGTCGGCATTTCATTTCGTCAAACCAACAGTTTTTCAGTTTTCTTCTCACTGCTTCTATTCCGTCCTCTACTTTCATTTGCGGAATAATCGTTGGTTCTACGCCTAAATTCTGTAAAGTTTCAACCCTTGTACGCCCTGTGTCAAGTGATCGCTGTCTGACATCATGCGGAAAAACGTGATCGCCATAGTTCCATTCGTTCTCTTTTGCCTTATCCTGTAAGACGTTTGCATAGTGCCCTAGACTTTCTCCATTGTTTTCGTAGTAGTCTATAACCCGCAATTCTGCCCCTATACGCTGTACAAACCAGATAGCCGTACTGTCACCTATTCCCAAGTCCCACCATGTTTCTACCAATGCACCTGTATCATGCTGAACCTTACCTATTCTGCTTTCTTTTTCAGCTTCTTCTAGCAAACGCCCGTAGTACGCCCCTTGTATGGCGGCCGTCCAAGAACATTCAAACTCTTGCTGGTATTGATCCTCCGACATATCTTTTTTAGCGGCTTCTAGCTCTTCTGCATCGATGTAATTCGTTTCTGATGCCCGATGTACTTTGACATACCAGTCTTCATCATCTTTTACTTCTTGATATAAATCGAAGAAATTATTATGCCCTTTCGGTGTGCCTATAAATATTGCCCACCCCTTTCTATCACTAATCGCTGGCCGTATTATTTCTGCCCACAGTCTAGGACTCATCTGGGCATATTCGTCCATCATAACGCCATCAAGATAAATACCACGCAAAGAATCTGGGTTATCCCCACCATACAGACTAA